GATGCCGCTCGGACTCACGTTGATGTTCGTCGCGATCGTGGCGCTGCCGAACGCCTCCGCCGACGCGATGCCGCTCGGGCTGACGGCGATCGTGGCGGCGATCGCCGGCGTTCCGAAGGCCTCGGTGCTCGCGATGCCGCTCGGCTGGAGCGTCTCCGCGCCGAACGCCAGCACGATTATCTTGCGGTTGTTGCTGATCGGGACCGCGGTCCAGTTGATCGTGATGCCGACGTCCGGCCACGCGGCCCAGTTGCCGGTGTAGACGACGGAGCCCGAGCCGGTCACCATCCTCACGATCTTGGCGTCGGCGAGCGAGGCGGTGCTCGAGGTGGCCGCGGCGTCCTGCGAGCGCGCTAGGGCGTCGCGCTCTACCGGCGTGCCGGTGCGCCCGCCGATCATGCTGATCCCGATGCAGCTCGCGGTGTCGTCCGCCAGGAACGAGTCTAGGCTGATGACCGCCGACAGCCCGCACAGTGCGGCCTGCATCTTGATGCCGGGCTCGGTGTGGTTGAAGTTCCCGGTGGCGAGGCGGGAGTTCACGTTGCCGCACCACACCGGGATCCCGGGGAGCTGGAGCGCCAGGACGGCGGTGTCCGGCAGCGCGTTGTTCTGGGTGTTGTTCGTGAGCGTGAAGCCGGTCGAGCTGAACGCCGTGATCTTCCCGGTGTCCGCGAAGTCCGGGCTGGCGAGGCAGTTCGTCTCGCTCATCAGGAGGACCGGCGCGGCGTCGGCGATGTTGTCCGGATCGCGCCAGACCATGCAGGCGTTCTTGATCGACGGCGCGCGCGTGGCGAAGAAGAGGACCATCTCCGACGACGCGGCGGAGGCGCTCGTGCCGAAGGGTCCGGGGCCGATCCCGATGAGGGCGTCGGGCTGGAAGCTGAGCGACGAGATAGTCGTGGAGAGCGTCGGGCCGGTCACGTCTACGATCGCCGCCAGGGCCGCACTGCCGCCGTAGAACTGGAGATTGATGATCCACGCCGTCGGGGGCGCGGTCGGCGTGCCGGCCGAGTTGAACCAGGAGAGCTTCACGCCGTTCGTCACGGCCGAGATGGTGGCGTAGGCGGCCACCGCGCCGGTCCCGTCGAGCACGACGAAGAAGCGGTCGTTCCGCTTGACCTGGTACGTGTCCATCGTGGCCTGCGCGTTCTCGCTGTAGAACGACTTGCCGCGGGTGTTCGTACCGTCCCAGATGCCGGTGGAGATCACGCCGTGAGACACCGACGTGCCGTCGGTCGTCCCGAGCGAGAGCGTGCCGAAGCAGCCCGCCACGGTCCCGAAGCTCGAGATCGTGACGTCCTGGGTCGTGGCGCCGGTGTTGGCCGTCGCCTTGACGTCTTCGATGAGTGACTGCACCCGGCCGCTCTCCTCGGACCCTCAGCTCCCTCTCAGAGCTTGAAGATCTTGTTCGAGCCGTTGTCCCACTGGACGGTGATGTCGCCGCCGTTCGGGGTGACCGGCAGGTTCGTCGCCGTGTCGATGAACGCGAGCAGCGCGGACGTAGAGGCCGTGCCGGTGTCCTTGTAGATCACCAGATACTCGGACTGGACGCCGGAGACCGCCGTGAACGTGAAGTCCGCCGCGTCGGCCACGCCGGCCGTGTTCGTCTTGCTCGCGAGGTTGCCGGAGGTCGCGATGCGGGCGCCCGAGGGGATGTCGCTCAGGAACTCGTGGGTCGCGAGGTTCACGGTGTACGCGCCGGAGTCGACGAGCACGACCTTGATGTTGTCGTTGATCCAGTTCACCTGGCCGGAGGCGGGTCCGAGGAACTTCTCCCGGCCCTTGTCGTAGAGTGCGTTCGCCATGTCTCAGTCCTCGAAGATGCTGCCTCGGCAGCGGTTGCGGATCCTGGTCCGGAGGGAGTCTCCGGGTCGCGGCGCGGGCGTCAGCCTCGTGCCGTCGAAGGTCTTGATCGAGGTCTCGTCGGGGACGCTCTCCTCGGCGGAGAGGATCTCCATGTCCTCCTCGATCTGGTTCTCGAGCCGGTGGATCTCCTTGTCCAGCGTGGTCGGCCCTCGCTCGCGGAACGGCGCCTCCTCGTTCCAGATCCTCTGCGCGGCGCCGGAGGCGTCCATGAAGAGGTTCGGGAGCTTGCGGAGGAGCTGCACGTAGACGATGTTCGTCTCGACCTGGTTCGCCAGCGCGCGGAGTACCTCGTCCCCGCTGACGGGGTTGTCGACGAACGCGATCGCGGAGAGCTGCGCGACCCGCTGCGCGCCCAGACGCCGGTTGAAGTCCAGGCGCGCCTTCAGGATCGCCTCGTTCAGGATCGCGAGGGTGTCCTCGCGGCTGCCGGGGACGCCCGAGAGGCGCACGCTCTTCTTCAGCGTGTCCAGGTCTGCGACGAACAGCGGGTCGGTCACGGCTCAGCCCCTCACTCGGCCTTCGGCGGTTGCGCCTGGGCGCGCTCGCGCGCGCGCTCGAGGGCCGCTCTCGCGTTGGCGGACAGGTCCGGGCTGCCGGCGTCCTTGGTCCCCTCGACCGAGATCACCTTGCCGTCCTCCCGCCTGACCGAGGTGGTCCGCAGCGGGGCGGGGCGGCTCTTGTCGGACGCCAGCGCGAGGTCCTCGCGGAAGGCCGGGTGCCAGTCCGCGGTGAGCTGGGTCGCCGCGTCCGAGAGGCTCGAGATCCGCTCGACCGAGTAGTCCGGGTCGATCTCGACGATCATCACCAGGAGGTCCTCGAGCGTCTTGCCGACGATCGAGCCGGGGTCCACGCTCCACTTGCCGCGCTTGGCGGCCGCCGCGATCGCGCTCTCCCGGACGCTGGTGATCGGCTCGATCACGCCCTGCTCGAGCAGGCTCGCGACCTGCTCCGGCGTCAGCATCCCCTCGGGCACGATCTCGCCCTGACCGATGAAGTCGCTCGCCGCCTTGATCCCGGGCTTGCGCTCCGTGCGCGGGCGTCTGATGGTTCCCCGCGCGACCTTGAACTGTTCCACGATTGCCTCCGTTTGTTCTGGTGTCTGCCTCCGGCGGTGAGAGAAAGACAGGGGCCGGACGCTCGCCGGGCGCGCCCGGCCCCTGGTAGGGATCAGTCTCGGATCAGACGACCTTCATCGAGACGCTCGCGTCGGGGCGCCGCATGCAGGGCAGCGGGTTCGACTCGACGAGCAGCATCCTGGCGGACGGGTCTTCCTCTTCCCAGCTCTTCGAGAAGCGCTTGGACTGGAGGACCTGGCCCGCGCCGATCGCCTTCATGTCCTCGATCGCGCCGTAGTACGTGACGAACTGCGCGGCCGGGGTGCGGGCGACGAACTCGGCGTGGTCGGGACGGATGAGGCTGACGGCCGAGCCGGCGACCGAGACCTGGCGAGCGTATCGCCAGACACGGATCCCGTGCACGTACACGCCGAGCAGCATCGCGCCCGACTCCTGGTACTGGTTGTTGAGGTCGATCGCGCCCGTCTTGAGCGCGACGCCCGTGTTGAGGTTCAGGCGCTCCTGCACCTCGTCGACCGCCAGGAATGCGTCCGCGGCGTCCGCGCCGAGGATCACGTCCGTGCAGTTCAGGGACACGTCGTCGTTGATGAGCGTCGCCGCGTCCATGAAGTCCTGCGCCGGCTTCGCCGTGCTCGCGGCCGACCACAGGTCGCCGCCGGTGAGGGTCACGTCGTGGGACGCCGAGCGCGGGAAGGTCACGGTGATGGACTCCTCGTCGGAGACGCTGTAGCTGATCTGGCCGCGGAGGGCCAGGGCGCACAGGTACTCTTCCGAGTTCGTCACGTCGTCCATGAGCATCCCCAGCTCGTCGGCCATGTACTGTCGCATGGCCGCCTGGATCCCGCCCGCGTCGATGTGGATGACCGAGCCCGGGCGCCGCTTGTTCAGCAGCTCGCTCGGATTCATCGGCCGCTTCACGCGGATGTGGGCGGGCTGGACGATGCGGAACTCCTCGTTCCGGCCGTCCGTCATCAGGGCCGCCCCGTTGCGCTTCACGAACGGAGCGATCTTCCGGCCGCGCCGGAGGAAGCTCAGTTCGATCTGCCGGGTCGGCACCGTGACGTCGCGGCCGAAGAGGAGGTTCTTCAGCATCGAGTTCGGGGCCTTCATCTCGTTCACAGCAGGCGTGAGCGTGCTGTAACTGAGGATGTCTGCACTGGTGGGCATTGTCTGTCTCCTTGTCTTGGTAGCGTGCTTCTCAGTTGTTCAGCACTTGGATCAGTGGACGCCTGCGAGGCCCTGGACGTCGATCCCCTTCTTGCGCAGCTCGGCGTCGAGCAGCGCCTCGTCGAGGTCGGCCTGGGACTCGCCGGTCGGGACCGGGATGTCGTCGCGGTGGATGAGGCCGCGACGGAAGACCTGGATCAGCGTCTCGCCGGCGGCGAGCGCGAGGTGCGGCTGCTCGGGCGCCCAGAGGAACCCGTCGATCGCCGCGCCGTCGGACGGCGAGACGCCGCCCTGCTGGCTCGTGGCGAAGACGTGCGGGTTGCCCGTCAGGCCCGCCATGTTGGCGGTGATGATGACGTCCTGGCCGGCGAACGCGCCGCCCCAGGTGAGGGTCACGACGTGCGAGCCGGTGCCCAGGTTCGCGCCCGGGCCGCTGTCAACCGCCGCGACGTCACCCGGGGCGACGTTCGAGAGGGCCTCGAGCGCGGCCTGGACCGCCGCGGCGTTCGCGTTGAACGCGATGCCCGCCGTGGTCTGGCCGTTCACCGTGAGGGTGAAGGTCCCGGCCGTCGCCGGGGTCGCGGCCGAGGTGATGGTGTTCACCTCGTTCGACTGCCCGACCCAGACGGCCCACTGGCCGGCCGCGTCGTCGTAGAAGAGCGGGGTGAGGTTCGGGAGCGAGCGGTCGGGCGAGTAGGAAGCGAGCTTGCCGGGACGGATGCCGTCCTCGCGCGGGAAGGCCCGCAGGTTCGGGGTCTGATTGACGGCAGCCCCGAACAGCTCTTGCGATTGCAGTGCCATTGTCTGTTCTCCTTGTAGCTGGTGGTGGTGATCTCAGCGGGTGGCGTCGATCAGGACTTCACGAGCCGCATGCCGGCCGCCTGGCCGCGCTGCTCGTTGAAGAGGTTCGCGATCGCCCGACCCTCGTCGGCCGCCGCCTTGGCGACCGCCTCGATCGAGTCCTCGCCGGTCGCGGGCGCGGCGGGCGCGTTGGAGCGCCGCTTCGCCTTGAAGAGCTGCTGCTTGAGGCTGCGGACCTCGGGCGAGTCTCCGGCCTCGACGCCGGTCTCCTCGTCGGAGGGCTCGCTGGCCGTGAGCGACTTGCGCAGCTCGGCCACCTTGTCGGCGGAGAGCTTGCCGCTCTTCAGCGACTTGTTCAGCTCGTAGGAGCGCAGCTCCTTCTCGAACGACTCGAGGTCGCTCGGGTTGGTGGCGTCGCCCTTGAACTCCGGGGCGGCGGGAGCGCCCTTGTCGGCCTCCGGCTCGCCTGCGACGGCGGACTTCACCATCGCGACCATCTCCGCCTTGAAGCCGGAGAGGATCTCGGCCATTTCTTCCTTGGTCATCTCGATCTCCTGGTTGTTGACGTCGCGCGACTTTCCGAGACTGTCGGCGACGCGCTTCGCGGCGGCCTTGGACTCTGCCTGATCGAACGCCGCTTGTCCGAACAGACTCACGCCGTCCAGCTCGCCGCTACGGCAGGCCTTCTGTAGGACGGGATTCTCCAGCTTGACGAGGGTGGCCCAGGCGCCCGTGAGGTCGCCGGCCGGACTCCCGTCGTAGCGCTTCCAGTCGGAGAAGCGCTCGTCGCCCTTCGCGACGATGAACGACTCCGCGACGTAGGCGTCCTGGGTCGACAGGACTCGGCCGTCGTGCTCGATGTCGAGCGTGCGGTGGTCGCGGTTGTACGAGTGGCACGCGGCCTTGATGACCGCCGCCGAGGCGAAGTGGCCGTCGTCGTCCTCCTGGTTCGGGGCGTAGACCACCGCGAGCAGCTCGCTCTGGCCGACCGCCTTCGCGATCGCCTCGAGGCAGAACTGGCCGTCGCCCTTGAGGACCGTGGTGAAGCCGTTCTTGCCCTGCTTGCAGAGCGCGATGCGCGTGACGTCGAGCGCGCGGATGCGCCGGGCCTTCGCGGTCGGCTCGCCGTCCACCGCGATGTTCGGGAACTTCTTGCGAACGGCCGCCTTCACGCGGGCGATCAGCTCCGGGTCGCCGTTCTGCGCCGCGCGGGCGAGGGCGTTGCGCGCGTGCGCCTCGTCCTCGATGGGGTAGGACTCGTCGGGTCCGGCGAAGTCCTGGTGGGGGATCTTCTTGCGGGCGGCCGCGTCGAGGACGGACTTCTTCATCTCCTGCCACTTCTGGTACGCCACGGCTAGCCTCTGTTGCTCGTCCGGGAACTCCGCCTGCATCGCCGCGTCCTCCATGAACCGGGCTACGAAGGCGCTCTGCGCCTCGTCGGGGCCGGGGTGCGGCATGGGCATCGTTCAGGAAATCCGAGAAATGACTGCCATCTGGGCAGCCAGAGGGGTAAGATACCCTGCCATCCTGGCAGCCCGCCAGAGAATTCTCGGGAAAACCGTTCGAGGGGATAGATCACTCCCATGACCGAGGCGACGCCCGCACCGGAGGGCCAAGACCCCTCCTTCAAGCTCATCACCTCCGACCGCAAGACCCGCGACATCTTCGGCACGGAGGGGGTGCTCTACAAGCTCCTCCGGAAGTCGGTCGCGAAGGAGGACCCCCGGGACCGCACCAACCAGGGCGTCGCCGTAGGGGTGAAGCCGCCGCTGATGGACAAGTTCGTGGCGCGGGAGCTGCGCGACGCGAACACCACGCACGGCGCCTGCATCGACGCGAAGGCGAGCGCCACGGTCGGGCTCGGCCACCGCGACGAGAAGATCCACGAGGTCCTCGACCCGCTCTGCCAGTTCTCGTGGCAGGACACGCTCGACGCGCTGGCCGACGACTACTGGGAGACCGGCGAGTGCTTCCTCGAGGCGGTGATGGACGAGAACAACCCCAACCTGGTCACCGGCCTGCACCACGTCGAGTCGGCGCAGTGCGAGATCGAGGTCGAAGAGGAGAACAACAGCGAGGACTACCACTACGTCGTGCGCGGAGAGACGGCGGCCGCGCAGCTCAGCATCATGGCGAAGTGGGGAGACCTCGCGCAGCTCAAGGCGCGCTTCAACGTGCAGCAGAACGGCCAGCAGGATCCGAACGCCGTGAACGCGAACGACGGCCAGCAGGCGCGGCACCGCGGGACGATCGGAGGCCAGATCAAGAACTCGCAGATCATCCACATCCGCCAGAGCCGCAACCGCTCGCGGTGGTACGGCTTCCCGGACTACATGTCCGCCGTGCCCTCGATCGAGCTGGTGCAGTGCATGACGCAGCACGAGTTCGACTTCTACTTCAACCGCGCGGTGCCGGAGTTCCTCGCCTTCCTGATCGGCACGAGCACGAACAGCGCGACGTGGAAGAAGTTCGAGGACATGATGCGCGCGAACCAGGGGCTCGGCCAGTCGCACAAGAGCTGCGCCGTGCAGATCCCGGGCTCGCCGACGGAGAACGTCGTCCAGATCGAGCGCCTCGCGATGGAGGACAGCGGCAAGGACGGCTTCAGCGACAAGTCGATGACGCTCGCCATGCTCATCACCACGTCGCACGGCGTGCCCCCGATGCTGGCGAACGTCGCCCTGCCGGCGAAGATCGGCGCGGTGAACGAGGGGCCGAACGCGCTCATGCTGATCCAGAAGCGCAAGATCGGGCCTGCCCAGCGGAACTTCAGCACGATCCTCGCGCGGACGCTCGGGTCCCAGGACACGCTGCTGAACCAGGAGGACGGCACGCCGGTACAGCTCTCGGCCGCGCAGTTCCTCGGCAAGTCGTCGGTCGCCAAGGCGCCGGCCTCCCCGGTCGCGAAGGCGGCGGGCGCGCTCGGCCCCACCTCGGCGCAGTCGACGAGCGGCCCGGTGGTCGCCGCCCCGGACCCGAACGCGGCCGCGCTCGGCGTCGGCGGGCCGACGGACGAGAACGGCATGCCGATCCACGTCACGCCCGGCAACGGCTTCAAGACGATCCTCGACGGGATGACGCCCGCGGCGGCCAACACGATCGCGAGCATGCGGCAGCCGCTCACCGGCAGCGGTCGCGACCCGAACGCCGGCCTGCTCGGCGGCTCGAGCGATCGCCAGCCCGGCGACCCGCTCAACACCGGCCACTGATGGCGGACCGCGCGTCGCTCTACTCCAGGATCCTGACGGCCTACGGGACGTCGGAGCTGGAGCGCGTCAAGCTGCTGATCGGCTCGCGCACGCTGCGCGACGCGATCCGGCTGATCGTGGACGTGAACGAGGGCCGCGCCGAGCTGTACATACCACACTACTGGGCGCTGTACTACCACGACGGCCGCAGGGGCGTGCGCCCGATCCTGGCGAGCAAGCTGGTCTTCTTCGCCGACCCGCACGACGACCCGCGGCTCGCGGGCGGCTACCCGGAGCGCGACTTCGACATCCGCACGCTCACGCGCGAGGAGTACGAGGCCGGGCTCGAGGAGAACCGGAAGCGCCGCGAGGTCGGGCTCGGGCCGTTCATGTTCGTGGTCGACGCAACCGGGCCGGCGGCCGCGCACCCGTTCTTCGACCAGCTCGCGAACAACGCGGCGTCTAGGGCGGACCTGGCGTTCGGCCGCGGGCTCGACGAGTGGATCCAGGAGATGGTCGACACCGACCCTGCGGTGCGCGCCGAGCGCGGCACGGCGGAGTTCTTCCTGTGAAGTAGAGCGGGCCGGAGATCGCTCCCCGGCCCGCCTCGGTTCACGCCGCTTCGGCGTACTGGTAGTTGGCACTTGACTTGTGGCACCACCTGCCGAACAATCTCGTCTCTCGCGAGCAGTATACCTGCTCGACTCGAGAAGGTCAAGTTCCTAGCGCAGGACTCCCTTGCTCGGGTGGCGCACGTCGGTCCGCATCAGCTCGCGCGGCGGCATGACGCTGCCGGAGGGCCGGCAGACAGCCAGGTACGTCCACAGGCCCGCGCAGACCGCCTGGACGACCGCCGAGTACAGCAGGCCGAGCGAGGCGTAGGTGATCGCGACGACGGCCACGCCGAGGGCCGTCGGGATGGACGTCTTGCGCGGGAGCCGCGCGTAGCGGTTCCTCACCGCCGGAATGAGCGCCGCACAGAAGAAAGTGCCGCACGTCGAGAGAACGAAGTCCTGCCACGAGTTGAACATGAAGTGCCTCCGAATGTGACCTTGAGAATTGTCCAGATGACCACGAAGCCGCCAGCGAGCAGCAGACCGAACGCCGCCCGCAGGAACTTCATCGCTTGAGCGCCGGCCGCACCTTGTTGAGGTACAGCAGCGTGTCCGAGACGACGCCGTGCTTGGCGTCCATGAAGAGGAGCCGCTGGCACGGATCGCCGCAGGCCGCGAGCTGCTCCTTCGCGAAGTCGTTGTCCGACTCCGTGGTGCCGTTCGCGTAGAAGCGCCGGTAGCCGAGCGTGGCCATCGCCGGGGTGTGGAAGTGGCCGAAGAGCAGGTGGTCCCACTTCTCCTCGATCGCGTCGATCCAGCCCCAGGCCTTCTTCGCCGTGCCGTACCACGGGAAGCCGGCGAAGCCCCCGCCGATCTGGTGGCCGTGGACGACCAGGTTGCCCCAGTCGAACACGCGGTCCACGACCCAGAACTCGTCGGTCATCCTCCACTGGAGCCTGCCGGCCAGCTCCGCGCGGGGGTTGTCCTTCGTGCCGAGCAGCATCGTGCGCAGCGTGATGTACGCCACCTGGTCCCAGTTCGTGCGCGGGTGCGAGCGGGTGCTCTTCGGGCCGTTGCGCCCGTGGTTCCCCGGCACGCTGAAGACGACCACCCGCTCGAAGTGCTCGAGCGCGAGCAGGAGCGCCTTGCCGACGATGCGCGGGAAGTTCAGGCAGGCCTGGTCGATGACCGGGCTGTCGATCTCGTGCGCCTGGTGCGGGAAGATGTCCTCGCCCTCGATCACGTCGCCGCCGAGGTAGACGTGCAGCTCGTCGATCCTGGCCATGTTGCGCCGCAGGTCGGCGATGTAGATGGTCTTGTCCATCGCCTCGAGCACGCGGGCCTCGCAGACCGTCGTGTCGTAGGAGCGCGTCGTCTTGCCGAGCTGGAGGTCGGAGAGGTGCAGCACCGCGATCTCCTCGTAGCTCCGCTTGCCGCCGTGCCGCGGGCGCGGCGGGGCGACGATGCGCGGCGGGCTGTCCGCCAGGCAGGACTGCACGGCCTCGACGATCGCGGCCTCCTTCGTCTGCGACTGGCGCAGGCGCTTCTCGAGCGCGCGCACCTGCGACTTCAGCTCCGCCGCAGTGGCCGACTTGTCGGCCTCGTCGGCCAGGAACTTCGAGAGCGGGCTCTGCTTCTTCTTCACGGTAGGGACTCTCCTGTGGTGGCGTCGCGTCGGAGGCACTGCTCCACGTGGCGGCGCACGGACGTCTCCGCCGGCCCGTCCGGCCAGCGGGCGCGCACGTGCTCGCGGTAGAACTCGTGCCACGTATGATGGTTCCCCGCCTTGCGGGCGTCGAGGAACTCCGCCACGTCGCGCGCCAGCTCTGGTCGCGCGCACGTGCGACACTGCTTCCTGGACGTGCCGGGGGAGGACAGGAACTTGCGCAGGTTGGTCTTCATTGTTCTGATGCCCACTTCGCCAGCAGCAGCGCGTCGCCGACGTGCTTCCACTGGCCTACGGACACGTGCCGGAAGGCCGGCGGGATCCTGAGCGGCGCGGAGTACGTCGCCTTCTGGTCGTAGCCCCAGCCCAGCTCGTCGTACAGCCTCGCCTGCATGACCTCCTTCGGGATCTGCCCCTTCCACTCCTCCGGCGTCGGGAAATGGACGGCCGCCTCGCTGAAGCAGAGCATTACGCGCGCCAGCACCGCGCCTGCCACGTTGCCGAGCACCACGATGTCCTGCGGACGCTTGTGCTGGCGGAGCCCGGTGCGCTGGAGCGTCTGCGCCTCGACGGCCACGGCGTTCACCAGCTCCGTGCGTCGGAACATCCCTGTGTGTATCGAGGCCACCATGTCGAGCACGGAGAACTGCTGGCTCTTGCCCTTCCTCTTCGGGACGTGGATGACGTCGGCCGCGTATGGCTTCCCGTCGCGCCAGTACCCGATGGCGAGGTCGTGCAGGTCCGGGTCTATCCCGATGGTGAGCATGGCGTGCGAGAGAAGACTGAGGTCCGGGAGGCTGACCGTCGCAGCATTCATGGCTAGCGTGGCGCCTGCCGTCGCGTCCCGGACCTCTAGTCCTTGTAGCGCTCCCCCTTGGTGATCCGGTAGTCTCCGATCAGCCGAAAGATCGTGCTCTTGCTGATCCCCAGGAGCTTGGCCGCGGCCGTAGCGTCCCCGTCGGTGATCTGCAACGCCGTGATGATACACTGCCGGCGGGCCTCGGTCAAGGTGAGAACCGGAAGTCTCAGGACGACGTTCCGGAGCGGGTCCCTGGGCTCGCTCATCGCACCAGCTCCAGGACGGTCCTGCCGCCGCGGACGACTCGGACCATCGGGTACATCTCCCTGGCGTGCAGCCACAGCGCCGCGCCCTGCGCGAGCGACTGGGACTCGCGGCCCCCGCCCTGCTCGACCCACTCCGGCTCGCCGCCCTCGACGGGCACGAGCACCTCGACGTGCCACAGGTCGCTCTCTGGCGGCTGGTAGCTCGGGAGGTCGTCCAGCTCCGCGGGCTTCAGGCCGCGGGCGATCATCTCCTCGAAGTGCATCATCGCCTGCACGTTCCACATCGCCGCGGCGAGGTGGTCCTCGTCCCGCATCCCGGCGAGGTGCTTGTACAGGTGGCGCACCGCGCAGTCGAAGAACACGCTCAGCGGCATGCCCTTCTCCCAGTTGCGCGCGTCGTACTTGACCGCGCCCTTCTCGAGCAGGACCGCGAGGCGGCCCAGCGCGAGCGGCGAGATCAGGTCGTACCGGCCCTTGCCGGTGGCGGCGTCCCGCTTCGCGCCGGTGTCGAACGTCCGCCGGGTGCCGCTGTCCTTCAGCTCGTAGTCTCTCTGCTCCATGTCCCTATCTTACCATCCTTTGTCCAGGAGTCAAGCTACTTCTTGGGTTCCCAGGGGACCAGCCTGCCGTCCGGGCCGAGAACCGGGCCGGAGGCCTTGCTCCACACGCTCGTCAGGTGCGTCTCGTCCGACCGGATGTTGACGTCCGGCAGGATCAGCCGCGCGTGCTCGACGAGCAGGTCTCGGACCCGCATCGCCTGGTCGTGCCAGAGCGCCCGGTCGAGCGTTGTCTCGGCGACGATCTGGTCGTGGACGAACGCCACGGGCCGCACGCCCAGCAGCACCGACCGCTGCGTCGGGTCGTAGCACTCGCGCTGCACCATGATGGCCCAGGTCTCCGCGACCTCGGCCCCCGGCGACTGCATGCACTTCCCGTTCGCGGCCGCGCAGTACGTCGCGCCGCGGCGGACCATGCCGAGAGGAGTCTCGTACCAGTAGAGCTGCTCGCCCCGCTCGGTCTGCTCGTTCACGTTGTCCGTCTGGCCCTCGATCCACCGGAAGAAGTACGGCATCTCCGGGTACGTGAGCCGCCAGACCTCCCGCGCGTCGCTCGCCTGCTCCGCCGTCATGCGCACGTCGTAGGTGCCCCACGCGAACTCGACGAGCGTGTCCGGCCCGAGGCCGCCCGGGAACCCGAGGCCGACTGGCTTCGCGAACTTGCGGGACTCGGCGAACCACTTCCTCACCGGCTCCTCGCTGTGCCTCTTGCACAGCATGAAGGCCTCGTAGCAGGCCTCCGGGTCGGACAGGATGCCCTCGGCTCGGCAGGCCTGCTGGAACTCCCTGCCGGGGCCGTCCGTCGCGAGCTGGAGCTGGAGGCTCGTCGCGAGGTAGCCGTGCAGGTCGACCCTCGCGTTGTACTTCAGGAGGTGGACCGACTCGCACGGGATGAGGCCCTGGACGTGCAGGTCGTGCGTGACCTGCGCGACCGTCGCCAGCTCGAGGTTCGTGATGTCCGAGTCGATGAAGGCGCGGCCGGCGCGCGGGCGGTAGCCGCTGCGCGGGTCGATCCCGTCGCGCTCGCCGGGGACCTGCTGGATGTTCGCGCTCGGGTAGAGGGGCTCGCGGTCGCGGGCGTTGCCGTAGCTCGACGTGCGCCCCGTCTCCTTCAGCACGTCGTACTGCGGGTAGATCACCGGGCCGGACTCGAGGATGTCGAGCTGCTCGAGGATCTTCTGGAGCGACTGGCGCCCGTAGTAGTGGTCCATCAGCGGGTCCCTCGAGGCGAGGTACTTCTGCACCTCGGCGTCGAGCTGGATCTGCGGCTCGCGCTCCCCGCCGGCCGTCATCGCCGGGACCTCGCCGAGGAGCCTGTACAGCGCCCCCACGTAGGCCTGGATCGCCTTGGTGTTCCGCTTCGAGGGCCTCGCCTCGACGAACTTGATCCCGGCCGCAGCGAGCGCGGCTGGGTCCGCGACACCCTGCGCCGCCAGCGCGGCCACCTTCTTCGCCTGGTTCGCGTGCGGGCGCGCCGGCTGCGCGGCCTCGATCAGGCCGGCGGCGACGAGCGGCCCCTCGCACTCGGCGATCTTGGCGTCCGCCTGCGCGCGGATCTCGGCCACGCGCGCCGGGTCGACCTCGACCCCGTGCGCGGACATCAGGTAGAGCGCGACGTGCGTGGCGGTGCGGAACTCCTCGGTCGCCGTCGAGGCGTGCGGGAAGTCGACCTTGCGCTGCTCCTGCGCCTCGTAGACCAGCAGCGTCGCCTCGGCGTCGGCGAGCGCGTACGCGGCCGCGTCCTCCGGGTACTCGCTCGCGCGCCAGCCGTCGAGCGCGGCGTAGGCGAGGCGCCAGTGGTCGTCGCCCTCTCCGGCCGCGCCCTGCACCTTCTCCGCGCGCCGGTCGTTGCCGGTGTACTTCAGCTCGAGGTCGGCGAGCCCGTACTTGATGTCCGCCTTGGACCCGTCGGGCAGCAGCAGCTTGTCCAGGCGGCCGGACGTGCTTAGGTTCAGGAGCTTCTCGCGCCACTTCGTGTCGGTGAAGCGGCCGGCGAGCGCCGCGGCGAAGATCGCCGGGATGAGCCGCGGGTAGGAGGCCATCGAGACGGACCAGTCGTATCCGCCGGAGTGCGTGACGATGGTGACGTCCTCGCTCTCTAGGAGCGACAGGATCGTGCCTTCCAGCGCGTCGTCGGGGTGGTTGCCGAGCAGGGCCTTCACGACCTCTCCGTCGATCCGCTCCGCGAACGAGCCGCAGACCGCCTTCGGCGCGAGCGCGCCGGGGCCGATCGGGTACGTCTCCGTGTCGAACGCTACTACCCTCATCGCCTCACGAACCCCTTCCCGTCGCAGTGCTCGCACTTCTTCAGGTCGACCTTGCCCCGACCGCCGCACTTGGTGCAGCGCTCCGTCACCTGCCGGCGCCTCACTTGCGCCCCCGGCTCTCGTCGCAGACCTCGCGAGCGAACCGCAGCGCCATCGCGGCGACCTGGATCGCCTCCTTGCGCATCGCTTGGAGGTCGCGCTTCTTCTGCGAGAGCTTCACGTGGTCCCACAGCTCGTCGACCTCCTCGGCGAGCACGGCGAAGCCTTCGTGCGCGCTGTTGAACGGCGGCCAGTTGAGCGTGGCGCCCTCCAGCTCCTTGCAGGCATCGACGACCTCTGGCGGCATGCCGACAGGGAGGACGAGGTGCCAGAAATCTCCGCGCTGCTCCCAGCGACCGAAACTCAGGCTCTTCCCGCTCTCGTCCTCCAGCTCGACGAACCTGCCTGCTTCCGGTCCGGGAGGGCCGTCGCACACTACGTGTAGCTCCAACATCAGTCGATCTCCGAGCGGAGGCCGAGGAACACCGGGAACCGCGGAGCCTCCAGGGGCGCGGCCGGGTTTGGCTGGAACTTGAACTTCACGACGAGGCCCTTCAGCCCGGCGCGACCGGCCCACAGCTCGGCGCGCTGCGCCTCGGTGAAGCCGGAGCCGATGCTGAACTGCTGCGTCATCTCGCCCACCT